TGCCTTCCAAGTGGATCAATACAGATGTCTAAAATTTCAGCTGTATGTTCTTCCATAATCATTTCTTCACCTATCCAGGCTTCTAAATCAAATACTATTTTTTGTCCGATTTTCATTTTAAAAAATTTAAAAGCAATCCAGATCAACATTGCTGCTGATATTTTTTTTGTATTCAAAAAGGTTTAGTTTTTCGGTAATGTTGCCTATTGGCCCTTTTTCATTTTCAACATTTCTTCAAACAAGTTGCCTTGATTTGGGTCGGTAATGTCTTTTAATTCTTTTTCTGATTTTGGATCCATACCAAAAATTTTAAAGCATTTTAATAAATCATCAATGGCAGATTTTTTCAAGCTTACTTCCACAGAAATGTTTTGTGCTCCGGTTGCAAATTTTTGCACATAACCACTACCTTGTTTTTCTTTATTTTTCCTTCTAATTTCAGAAATCGCAAATTCAAACTGGGCCATAGATTCAGCATAAATAATTAAAGCCGGCAAAAAGATTTCTTTCATTCGGTTGTTTTTTGCTAAAATGTTTCCCATTTCTTTGTAATGTTTTTTAGCTTCATCATTCAAATAAACAGGAGCCTTCGGAACAATCAATAAATTGTCAGAACCTTTTCCAATTGAAACAACTTTCATTTCATTCATAGCTATTATTATTAAATTAACCCCCCCTCACTTTTTTTAACCCTGAGTAAAATCCTGACTAAGCAGCGATGTACGACCTCGCTACCTCGTAGAGATTTTACCCCATACCCCTTCCGGAACGGTGGGATTCTTTTCCGGATTTTTTATTATGACATTCGTGTGACATCGATTGTAATTCATTTGCGTTATACGGATCCATATTATTATCTAACAGAAACTTTAACCCTTTGACATGGTCACACACTTGTGCCGGCTTAACTGTTTGTGAAGCTTTGCATTGTTCACATTCACAAACAGGATTTGCATCACGGTAAGCCTTTGAAACCTTACGCCACTTACGGTCATTATAGAACCATGAGAAGTCAACAGGTCTTTCGAATGCTTTTGTTTCTTTAACCCAAGGTCTGTTTTGTTTTTTTGGTGCTGTTGACATGATTAGAATGGTGGTTCGTTAGAATTAATAGGTGGTTCAAATGCCTGAGCCGCCGACATAACAGTGATAGGTTGTTCAACTTCATAATTAGCAGTATCCAACTCATCATCAACATCAATGAACTTTGTCTTATCACCCACCCACTTCAACAGTGTGGTTCCTGTTGCACCACCTCGGTATTTAGCAAAGATGATTTCAGTGTTCGCTCCTTTATCTAACAGATAAGCCAACGCATGATCGTAATCTTCTTCAGCCATTTCAAGTTTGTAATACTCAGGTCGGTAGATAAACTCAATGATATCAGCATCCTGTTCGCCAGCACCAAAGTCTTTAATGTCAGATATAAATGGACGCTTCGATGTACCACGCTTTTCACAGTCACGGTTAACCTGAGCCAATAAGATTACAGTAATGTTTAATTCCTTTGCTAACAGCTTTAATCTTCTTGAAACAGAAGCCAATTCATCCGTTCGTGTTCCCTTCTTTGAACGGTCACCCATCAACTGCACATAGTCAACAATAACCAACTTAACACCATACTTTCTGTGCCAATTCTTAATAACAATGACAACATCAGATATATCCATTTTACCACTATCATCAACAAACAATGGATACTTTTTCATTCTATCGACATGATTTTGCAATGTAACGAAGTATTCAGATTTTTCGAATCCGTACTTCATAATTTGATTCAAATGGAAGTTAGTATCCAATGCAATCAATCGCGATGTTAATTGCATCATAGACATTTCACCACTTATAAAACCAACAGGAACATTGTTTTTAATATTCTCTAAAGCAGTTTTCAAAGCTTTAGAAGTTTTTCCCATACCAGGACGAGCTGCTAAGATTATTAAATCCTGCTCACGATATCCACCAGTGTATTTATTAATTCTTTGAAAGCCGGTATGAATACCACTTAACACAACATCTTCTTTATTTTTAGATAACATTTCAATATTTTTTTTCACATCTTCCAATGAAGCCGGAAGGCTTTTTGTAGATCTACCAACCGATGTAATATCAGCCACTTTATCAAATTCATCTGACCATTGCGAAATCAAATCAAACACATCAGTTGAATCATTGTAACATAGTCCAGTGATTTTAGAATTGAACATGATTATTAAACGCCGTAAATACATTTGCATTAATATCCGGCAGTGGTAGTCCGTGTGAGCAGAAGAAGAAATTTTCTGAGTAAGAGCAATCAAATAAAAGTCACCGCCAACACGCTCCAAAGTACCTAGACTCTTTAACTTTTGCGAAATTGTAAGCAAATCAATTGGCAATCCTTCAGCGAATAAAGCAGCAGCAGCTTCATAAATCAAAACATGTTGCTCCTTATAAAAAACAGCCGATGTTTGTATCACTGCAAACATATCATAAACGCCTTTTTCATCAATTAAAACAGCACCCAAGACTGCTTCTTCTAAGTCAATTGCTTGTGGTACAACCAATCCTTTTTCCATTTGAATAATTGCCGATTTTGTTGCCTTTAAAGATTCTACTGTTTTCATTTTAAAAACCTGCTATTTTATGTTTTGGTCCTTCGTACAACTCAATCACCTTAGCTTCTTTTTTTTCATTCTCAATCCAGTTTGTAGCGAAGGAAATAAACCGCCCGGATAAAACTCGTTGATCGTATTCTAACTTTTCAGTTTCAACCTTTGCATCGAAAAGCGTTCGGAACTTTTGAAAATCTTTGATTTTCGTTTTAAACTGCATCATTAAACTTTCGTAGGAAGAAGGAAAATTTATTTCAAAAAAAGCGAGTGCACCCTCACATGCTTTATTATATGTTTTATTATATGTTCCTATAAATGATTGGGCGATTTTGCACTCATCGATTGGGTGATTTTGCACCATTCGATTGGGCGATTTTGCACCACTCGATTGGGCGATTTCGCCTAATGCAGTTTTATTGGGCTTCGCACCGTTTTCGTAGATAAAAAGCACTTCATCAGACAACGAATACCAGTTCGTTTTATCCCATGAATTTTCATTGAAATTGCCTGCGAAAATCAACCCTTTTTTCAATAGTGAATCGATGATTCTTTTCACCTGGTCTAATGACCAAAAAGGAAACAATTCTGCAAATGCTTTTTTAGTATTGTACGTCCAATATTTACCCTCGTAAAAATGCTTTTCGTTGGCTTTATTGTACTTGATCCACAAGTATAAATTATGGATAAACACAGCTTCATTTACGCTATGATCTTGGGCTATTTTACTATCAAATTGAAATTGCATAACTACTTGAGTGTTAAATATTTTAAACGAATCAACTCATTCTTTACCATAGCATCAGAAACACGCACCATTGCATCGGCTTTGTCAATGTTTTCTTTGGTTGGATTTTGACAAATAGTGTCAAACATTTCCATTAATTTAGAGTTTACTTTTTCTGCATTGGTTTCATTCCTAAAAACAGTTACAACCGGAGCTTCTTTTGGCTTCCACTCTTGCAGATTTGCATGTACAATAAATTCAACCGAATTCATAAACAATACCAATTCCGATTCGTAATAAACAAATGTGCGTTTGTCGGTTCTAATGACAGCTTTGTTTTCGCGGATGCAAACATCTACTACTTTAAACTCTTTTCCGTCGTGGCGGAATTTCTTACCATAAAACTGATCAAGCTTTTCTTGAAATGTCATTTTCTTTAATTTTTTTATTTAACAAAAAACTTTGTTTTTTCACCTGAATTAAATCATGATGGTTTTTTATAATATTATCAATCAATTCAGGGTTTTGTATTCTAAAAATGCGTTTAACAAAGGCTTCATCTTTAAAATTATTTTCATACAACAATTGTTTTCGAGTAATTTTAATTAAATTTTCTTTTAATAGATTTAATGAATTTCCATCAGCATGAAAAACAATATCAGTATCCTTTAATTTTTCATTATTAAACAACTCATACAAATACCTTGAAAACCTAATAAAACCTTTTTCAGTTTTAATGTTGTAAAAATGACGGTCCAACTTTGAATCATAAACCAACTGCAAAACCCCTAACGGAAAAGCAATTTTAGAAACACACCCTTTTTTATAACAACCTCGATTTGATTTTGCTAATTCCTTAAAATCATCACCATTCCTTCTTAAACCTAAAACAATCATTCTTTTTGATATTGATTTAGCAGTTCGTTTAATTTTTCTGCCAATCTCAAAGTTCCCAATTGTCTTATAATTAGCTTTTATAAACACATCTTCATCAACAGTGTATCTTTTATAAGTTTGCCTATTTTCACCCAATTGAGAAATTTTCCAATAAATTGTTTTCGAATTTCTTCCTGGCAATTTTTCAAGCAAATCACGCATTGGAATATTCCAATACCTTTTTATTATTTCATTTTCTTCAAGCGACCACTTCTTCAAAGGCATAACCCACTTCTTTTAAAATCATTGATACTTGTTCTCTAAACTTGAAATCTGTAAGTATTTTAAATTCCAATTCATCAACAACAGTTGGAACATATAAATACGTCATTTGATAAGCCCTTCCTACATTTCGTTTATCAAAATCATAAAACTTTGACAAAACAAATACCACCACTTTTTTACTGAATGTATCCGGATAATTAACAATCTCATGAAGGTTGCAGTTAAGCACTTTCATAACCGACTGTTCAACAGCCGCACATTTTTCTTTATCAAAAGCAGTGGTAGTTTGCATGGGTATTTGGTTTTTGGAATTATACTTTTTTACTAAATATTCTATTTATTACTTCACTTAAATACAACACAATAAATCCCGATACAAAAAGAAACGAACCAACAGCCATTCCAACCACAATACACCAAAACATCATATCAATTTCCCACATAACACACATCGTTCAATTTGTTCAAAAAACAATTCAGAAACACATAATTTCCCGGGCTTACAATTACTCACTTCACTTGCATAAACTAAATCATCACTTGGTTTAAATGGTAATTCTTCCAACTTTACATCAGTTAACTTTTTTAAATCAGACATATCCTAATCTTTTAATAGCAACCGTTAATATTTTTATTTGACCATTGGAAGATATCAACACTTCTTCTGGTCTTATAATATTTGATTTAATCCACTGACGCACGCCTTCTTTACTTCTTAATGGAAGCAACTTTGCATCTACAATTTCACGAATTGAAATTGATTTTTGCTTCATCAACATTGACCTTTTCAATTGCAAATCTTCTTCCGAAACAGCAACAAAATCACTTTTACTCACAATCACTAAATTGTTTGCCTTCAAGTGGTCCATAAAATCTTTTATTTTAACCGTTCCTTCCATTGCTCAACATTTTTGAAAGCTTTCTAACTGCGTTTTTACCATTTAAAGCATAGCAGTAAATATGATTTTCTTTCACTTTCACCTGGTGCAATTCTTTTCCCGATGTTGTCAAAACAAGTTCTATTGCTGCCGGAATAACATCGCCGGTAATTAACGAAGCTTCAAAAACAACTAAGTTTGGCTTTTTAATCAATGAACCAACTAAACGCATTTTTTTTAAATGTTCCGGTTGTTTCACGATTTCAATTTTATCAGAACTCACAGGTTGAACTTCTTTCATTTTGATTGTTTTAAAGTTAGAATCCGTAAATCAATACGAATTGAAATATCGGCCAATTCATTTTCTGAATAACAAAAAGCAATTGCCAACATACTTCTTTGAAAAAAAACTACATCCCGTAAATCTTTCAAAGCACCAATAGCGGTTTTTATTTCTTGAATACTATACCTGATCATTTGTTTTGCTCTTTTATAAAAAGTGAATATTCTAACAAAACCACCAATATCGTTGCTACCAAAAAAGCCGCCGAAAACCAAAAGTGTTCAAAAAACAAACAGTAGGCACACATAGCAATAAATGTGAATGGTGCGATTTCTAAAAAGAGTGATTTTTTCATACGTTTAATATTTGATAAGTGTAACCTACATATTTTAAGACATCTTCACGAATGACTGTGCCGGCATAAAATTCACGCAAATGCTTTTCGTTAACATCAGGATATAACCGAAGAACAATTGTTTTAAAAAATTGAAAATTGTTAAAACCCCAAGTATAGAAAATTGACATCATAATCCATCTTTGGTTAGAAACCCATTTTTCATATCTTTTTCTACATTCAATATTTTTGAAATAAGAAAAATTTTCATCACTGAGAATTACTACACTATTCATGTTTCAATCTTTCTAAAACAGTATTCAATTTATCAACCATGTCAGAAGAACATTTTCTGAAGTTCCAAAAGTTCGACATGTCTACATAAGTGATTTCTGGATAAAAACTTTGAACTACTGCGTGTAATGCTGTTACGGATTTAAATCCCTTTGCAAAAAACTTACGCAAAACCTCAGTTGCATTTACCACATTATCAAACCTTTCCAATGTTTGAAAATCTCTTACTTTTAATTTTTTATTCATTAATGGCATGTTTTTTGTACTTTTGTTGGACAAATACTTGTACAAGTATTTTGATATAGCAAATATATACAATTAGTTGTATATAAGATGCATAATTTTAGATATTTTTTAAACTATTTTGTAAATATTTGATTATGAATAATATACAGAAGTTAGAGGCAATAAAACAGCAGGTCAAAGAGCACAATTTGACCGCATATGAGATAGGAAAGCATACCAATATTAGCACATTTGCTATACAAAAAATACTGAAAGGCGAAACGAAGAAGCCAAATGTCAGGACACTGAATGCAATTCTTTTTTTTATAGAATCTGCCATTGTTGGCACAGATGTAAAAAACATTGTTGAAGAACCGAAAGAAGAATATTACAATAAAGCAAATACGGATTATTTTGAAGATTACACAAAACTTCAAGTTGAACATCTGAAATTAATGAAAGAAAATTATCGACTAAAAAAACTTTTAGAAAAAAATAATATAGCTTATTGAGAAAATCACTACTTTAAAAAAAAATCAAATGACAGATTTATACACTACCATTATCGCTGGAATTTTTTTAGCTTTTATAATACTTGTTTTAATGAAGCCTTTTTGGCAATGGTATTATGACATTACAGAAATCAAAAAAAACCAAAAAGAACAAATTGAAATTTTAAAGGAAATTTCAGAAAAACTAAAACCTTCAGATAAGGAGGAAACTAACCCACAATCCTAAACAACGTTTCATCCCTCACTTTTTCCGGAAAGCGATCTTTATAGTAATTATCTACACCATCGCGTTCATGGCCCATTAATTCACGTATCAAATCAGGATCTATCAATAAGTTTTTAGCAATATTCGCAAACGTATGCCGGGCAACCTTCACACCCAAGTTTCCACCCATTGGCATCACTTCAATTCCTAACTGTTTTTGAGCTTCACAAATTGCCTTAGTATATCGCCGGCGATAACCTTCATAACCTTTTACATCTTTTCGACCAACCACCAAAAACAAAGTATCATTATTTTGTAAAAATTTTTCAATTCGGGCCGCTGCTTTGTCATGAATTGCCAAATCAATCAAAAGCCCTGTATCAGTTTTGCTTCGCTCAAAATAAATACGGTTTTTACGAAGGTGAGTTTTCGGTAAATAATATAGATCAATCAAATCACATCCACCAAAATAAAACTGCAACAACCACAAATCAATGTATTTTTGTGTTTCACCGGCAACAAAATAACCTTCCAATAATTGCACAGCTTCTTTTGTGATGTATTTCTTTTTGTTATGGTAACTTTTTACCTTTAAGTTATTAAAAACACCTACAAAGGGTTTTTTATCAGGAATTGCATATTTCAATAAACATTTATTATAAATTGCCCGGAGCGTCCGAAGATACAAATGAACCGTTGCACGCTGGTTCCCGATCCCAAGATGATAGTTTCTAAATCGCATCAATAAATTATAATCTATTTGCGAAATCATACAATTGCGATGCATTTCTTTAAAACGTTTCATCACATTAGCATAAACTTTCACGTTACCCAATAGCTTATTCCGAGCCGAAATATTACCTTGTTTATCATATACCGCTGCCAATTCACTCATTTCAGCCATCAAATCAGCAGCAAAATGAATAAAATCAGTGTCGGTTTTTTCCAATCGAAACAATTCTTCCATCACCTGGTTCACATCCGTAAGGCCCGAAAGTTTAATCTTTTTAGCTTTTATCTTCAGTTCCATCATCATAGGAGCCAAAAAATCAAAGTCCGGATGCTTACTATTCACCATTTTATTTTCATTCGAAAAGTGATTTGGCTTACAATAACAAATGGTTTTTTGTATTCTTTTTTTGCTATGAGAAATTTTCAACACCAACGGATAACCATCAGGTTTTTCAGCTCGATAATCCTGAAGCTCAAATTCAATTTTCATAATTGAGTTGCTAAAAAGTTGCGATTTTGTTTCAAAATATGTCGTTTTATGTCGCCAAATATAAAAAAACAAAACCACATAAAACAAAAAAAGCCCGCAAATTGCGGACTTCATCAAGTGACCCAGTCAGGATTCGAACCTGAGACCTACTGCTTAGAAGGTGATTATAGAATATACATAAAAGCAATTAAATCAATAACTTAACTGCTTTTTAAAGAATTTTGTTTGTATTCAAGTTGCTATTTATACATTATTTTCAACCAAGGAAACTGTATTAAAAGCCATTTCCGGAGCACAAAATAAGCAATAATTAAAAGAATAATCAAGATGATCCAAAAATAAAACCAAAAACCGGGTTGCCAACCTTCCTGGACAACATCTTTATTTTTAGCTTTATTTTTAGCTTCATATTGTAACATGTGTTTTTCAACCGTTTTTTCAACAGCAAAATCAATGTATTCATTTTTTGCAATTGAATCTTTTATTCGTTTTTCCTGTTCAACTTTTTTAGTTTCAATTTCTTTTTGTTGCTCTTTTTTAAATCGTTCTTCAATAATTGTTTTGGTTTTTCTTTCTAAAAGTCTGCCGGTTTTATCATTAAGGAACAGATCACTATTTCCAACTTGCCTAAAATCAGCCACAGGGTTTTGTAAAGTTTCTGTCACTTCAGTAGTTGTAGTCCTGGAATTATCTTCTGAAGTAGTTTCACTAAATTTTTGAATAAATTCTTTTTTCAATTCTTCTCTTAAAACTACTCGAATTGAATCCAGGCGTTTACTTTCATTTTGCTTTTCAGTTTGTTTTTCAGCAACTTCTTTCGCTTTAATTTCAGTTTCCGTTTGTGATTTGGTTTTGGTTTTTGTGCCACACCCATAAATCAAAAAATGAGCAGCTAATAAACTTACCATTATTAAAACTATTTTTTTATTTTTCATAACTCAATGAATTAAAGTGTTTTATAAATTGTTTCCTTTATTAATGAGGGAAACATATTGCTATGTTTATCATTTTAAAATTAAATAAGTAAAAATTGAACCTAAAACCAAAGCAATTATAAAATTGAAAAAAGGTTTTTTATAGGAGTAGAAAAACTCCTGAAATTCGTTTGTTTCCATAATTAACTTGGAATTTTACCAATTCTATCTTTACTCGCATATTTCGAGCTGTATTCAGCAATAGCATCAAAAGAAGGACATTCTTTAATTCGCTCCCATGATTCAATCACGCCATTACCGTTGCTGTCTTTGCTAAAGTCACGATGGCCCACAACGCCTAAATCTTTAGTAATATCTTTACCGTTTGCTTTAAGCCATTTTTTCGCTTCTTCAATACAATATTCAATAGCTGTTTTTTGTTTTGCAGTTCGAGTGTCTTTACCTTTGAATTTACCCGCTACTTTTTCAATACCACCAATGTAGCAGATGTTAATTGTTTTTTCATTATGATTTAAAACACCATTCACAATCTTACTGAAATCAGCAAGTTCATAAACAATTCCGTTCAAATCAACCAATCGATGATAACCTGGTGACTGCCATCCTTTTGATTTCCAAAACGCTTCAATACTTTTTTTATCCCCAAATCCAGCGGAACAGTGAATAACGATGTTTCGAGTGTTAATTGCTTTCGGCATTATTTCCGTTTTTAAGTTTATCTAAATCTAGATCTTTTGTAAAATTTTCAAGCTTACCAACAAGAGCATCCGGCGGGAACCTTCCATTGGTAATGATTTTTATATTTTTCATTGCTGAAATGGCCGGATAAAGAATTACCAATATTCTACCAGTCATTTTTGTGTAACGATAAATCATAT